GGTTTTTCTTTTACTGGTTCAGCTTTCTTTTTAGCCGCTTCTGCTTCTTTATCAACTTGTTTTTTAGCAGCCTTACTCTCTCTTTCAGCAGTCTGTTTGGCCTTTTCACCTTCTCTTTCAGCAGTTTTTTTCGCTTTATCTGCTTCTTTACTTACTGTTTCTTCTGCTTTTTTAGGTGCTTCAGCTTTCTTTGCTGGCACTTCTGCTTTTTTAGGTGCTTCAGCTTTCTTTGCTGGTACTTCAGCTTTCTTTGTTGGTACTTCTGCTTTTTTAATTGGCTCTTCTTTTTTCGCAAGTTTTTCTTCGGCCTTTTTTTCACGGCGAATAACTCTTTTTGGCTTTGGAACTCTACGAACAGTCAGAGCCTTTAATATCTCTTGGTGTTGAGTATTTTCTTGTTTCTTTTTGTCACTTTGAAGTTTTTGTTCAAGTTCTCTTGTTTTAACCATTTCTTCACGGTTTTTAACCATTAGTTCATAAATGGCACCAAGAATTTCTTTTGGATTGTTTAATTGAGAATCGGCAGGAGACGACTTCGGATTAACTCCACTTTTCAGTGAAGAAGCCGTTGATTTTGTTTTATTTGATGGTTCTGCCTTGGCCATTTATTATTTTCTTTGTCTTTCTCTAATCTTTTGATTTTCTTCTTCAATATACTGTATTAACATAGAAATATAAATGTCACGTTCCCATGGCAACATAGATTCAAGTTCTGTCAAACTGTATTTGTGATGCTGCATCAAAGAGAAATTAGTTTTGTAGTAATTTCTCAAGTTATCGTGACGCAGCGTTATCCGAAAAAATTCTCAAGACCCTCCACATCTATTTTGTGATGAAAACCACACTTATTACAATCCATCTCAATTGTTTCTTTTAACTTTGGTAAGTTATTAAAGAAATGTTCCACTTTTTGGAATTGTTCCTGATTCAATGATTCAACAAAGTCCAACATTTCACCTGGTTCTGCTTCGGTTGCATAATGAAATTGTTCTTGGTTTTTGTCATACACATATTCAACAGATTCAGCAATCATATTAAAAGTAACATCAGTAATATCATCCATTTCAATTGAACTCTTTACCACAGAAAATTCTGGATACTTCATCTTAATGAAAATATTGTCAGTCAATTGAATTTCTGGACTAACTTCTTCGCCTTCAAAATATGGTTTGATGTTAGTCAAATTCAATTGAGATTCCATCAAATTGCCACAAACTTTTTCGTTGACTTCATTGTTACATTTATATTTTGTTTCAACAATCTCACCAACTGATTTGGCTCTGAGGTTAATAAAGTAATATTCAACATCAATAATAGGTAACTTATCAATATTGATGCCTTCTGTTATTGTACAGTTGTTTAATATGTCAAAAACATTTTGTTGAATTGTAGTTGCTTCATTAGATTCCAAAGCCATCAACAGATTCTTTTGTTCTTTTACAAGAAACGGTCTGTATTTGACTTTCTTTTTAGAAATAGGCAATTCAATTTCATATGTTGGCACATCAAGTTTAGGCAAAGCCATAATTATCACTCCTTAAAAAAATAAAATAATCAACCAATTGGGTTGTTAAATGGTGGTGTAGAACCAAATCCAATACCAGTTTTATTAATTGCGCCACCAGTGACTGAACCTAAGGCACCACCAGCAGTACCACCAAGACCACCAAGTCTGTCCGAAACATTCCCAATAAATGAATCCATAAACTCCATTGCAAGTGCTTCCAGAGAATTGTTTTTCCATTTGGTATATGCAAATGTTACTGTAAGTTTATGGTAAGAATCATTAGACCAATCCAAATCCAATTGATTTATAGAAATAGGATAAGCCTCATATAAGTCAACCGAATATGTTGCTCGATTCGTAACATCATATTGTGTTATTCTGAGGTCTGTTGCATAGTCACTTTTGTATCTGAAATTGTTATTGTACAATGGATTGATATAATTCAACCATGCATCAAAGAAAACTTTTTGTGACATATCACCATCAACAATGAATGTCAAATCAATGTCATTGTATGTGGTTAGATACGGAAACTTTTCAACTGGACCATATGTTTTTTGTTCTAATGTAGCCAATGTACGACCAGGTAAATTGGCATTTTCACAACGATACTTCAATCTGTTGGCAGTTTTGAGGTAAGGCAATAAAGTTAAAGGTATAGGTATATCAACGTCAAAACGATTCGGTCTAGCCAAATCGTTCTTAAAACTTGATTTAAAATCGTTAATTGAACCTGCCATTTTATGAATTCCTTATTTCTTCTATGGATTCTTGCCAGACTTTGTTGACTGGAGCCTTTTTGAATTGTTGAACTGGTAAATACATTGCAACATCCCATTCATTAGGTTCAACAGCAAGTATCCTTGATTTAACATGAGGATACAAATATTTTTTAATACATGGTCTAAATTCTTTATATTTTTTGGAGGCCTCTAGTATCGCATATGTGATACGAATACGTTTAATCTCATCCTCATCGTTATAAATGGCCAAAGGCATCAATTTACGCATGAAATTGACTCTATACTTTATTGGCAAATAGTGTAGATTTAGTCCTAAGAAACCATCAGATTCTCTTTTGAGTGGCATGACTAATGGAAATTTATCATAATATGGTAAATCATTTTTTCCTTTTGGGTCATAAACAAAGAAGTAAAGACCACCCATCAGAAATTTTTGACGACTGGTTGGTGGAGTAAATCTTGTCTTTTCTCTAGTAATTGGAACAATAAGACGACCAGGATTGCGTAACTCTGCAACTTTTTTGGTGAGCCATTGCAAAGAATCACGGCTCATTGTCTGCATGTCAGCAGCAGACTTTTGTTCAGCCAGTGTAGTGAGGATAGAGGGTTTAGTAGCCATGACTTATTTAGTCACAAGCCAAGATGGTCTTCCGTAATCAATTTGAAATCCCAACCACGGTCTAAACAATATTCAGTGGCTGCTTTCCATTTAGCCTGATTGACACCCCAAGTAGTTACCTCAGTGATGTATCTTTTGGTGATTCGTCTTTGTTGTTCTGGTTCTTTGGTTTGCTTTTTTGGTTTTATTTCAATTAAATAACTTTTGATATTTCCATCTTTATCTTTTACTTTGACAAAACAATCAACAAAATATCTATGATATTTTCCGTCTACTGGAGATTTGTAAGGAATTACAATTTCTTCTGATGAAAATTCAACAACACTTGGATTATTATCACACCACGCAAGAAATTTTAATTCCCAAGAACTTCGATAAACAACATTATTATGGTCACCCATATATTTTTTTTTATTCCTAACAATATATTTTCCTTGAAGATATTTTGTCATGGTTTAGTATATCCTTTATGACTTTTTGCTAATCCTCTAGAGACACGACTCATCATTATATAATTTAAATCATTATCTTCCGAATATTTTGTTAAATTTTTTATTTCAATTATTTTTCCATTTGGATGTCTGATTTTAAAGATTTTGCTGTTTTTAATTGAAATGCTTTGTTTTTGTTCTGTGGTAAGTTTTTTTCCTTTTTTTGGATTAACAAATCCATTTGCATATCTTTCTTTTGCTTTTTCGGATATAATTTCTTTTGTTATATTCGATTGTTTTTTGCCATACATAGGATTCAATTGACCAATTCTTTTTGTACCATACATTCCGTTTTTTTCTCCATAATTGGCTCGTGATTGTCTAAAAAATGGATCCTCACATAATTTTAAGGTTATTTCTCTTAATAATTGTTTAGTTTCTTCTGTGTGTTTTAGTCCATAAAAGGGATTTAATATACCATCACAACCAGATGAACCGTTTTGTTTCCATATGTTTTCATCTATTTCAAAAAAATCTTCCCCAGAAACACCAAGTATTTCATGTAATTTTCTACAATCCCACAACATATTTTTTCTCCATGAATCTATTATTCCATATTTATAAAATTATTGTTAAAAAACATCATAAATACTATGTATACCTTTTTACGGAAAAATAAATGGCAATCATATCAATTCCCTCATCAATTGGTGGTGTATCTGTACCGGGAAACCTACTTAAAGGTCCTTTGTCTAAATTATTTGGTCTAAATTCACGAATAGCAAGTTATTCATATCCAAGAGATTTGGGTTCAGCCACAAGAGGCCATTGGATTCAATTTGCAATCAACGAAATACAACCAACTCAATATGATACATCAAAAATAACTGGTTTAGTTAAAAATGGAGCATCGACTGTTAAAAATGGTGATTTTTCTTTAGATACTGCTAAAAAATTAGGTACTACAGCAATAGGAGTTGGTCAAGAAGTTTCTAATACTGTTGTGAAAGCTTATGAGGATTCAAATTATAAACTTTCACCAAGAAAAGAAAGAATCGCAGCCACTGTTGCATTATATATGCCAGATGGAATGAATTTCACAAATCAAGCCAGTTATAGTGGTACAACTTTGTTGAAAGCGACACAAGATATTTTGAATGCTGCAAAAAGTATACCTCTTGCTGGTGCAGTTACTGGTGCAGTATCTTCTGGTATAGATGTTATACAATCTGATGCGGCAAAATTAGCACTATCAACACAAGGTCTAGCTATTAATCCAGGACAACAAATGTTGTTTGATGGTATTGATTTTAGAAATTATTCATTATCTTTTACATTTACACCATATTCTAAAGAAGAAGCACAAACAGTTAGAGAAATAGTTAAATTATTTAAAACACACGCTGCGCCTAGAATTAGTGATTCTGGAATGTTTTTTATTCCGCCATCAACTTTCAATTTAGAATTTTATTATAATGGTGGTGTTAATACAAATATTGGTAAAGTTGCAGAGAGTGTGATTGAAGGTATTGAGGTTAATTATGCACCAAATGGTTGGTCTACACATACAGATGGTGCACCAGTACAAACCACCATGACACTAAACTTCAAAGAAATTGAACTCATAGATAGAGCAAAAATTGAAATTGGAGGTTATTGATGCAATACTTTGATACACTACCTAAAATTATTTACACATCACCATCAGGTACATCTTCTTTGTACACTAATTTGATGGCTCGTGCCAGTATTATACCTAGTATATTTAAGGATCCTCTAGTATATTATCAATATGATTTACAAGAAGGTGACACACCAGAAATTGTTGCACACAAATATTATGGTGATTCTTATCGTTATTGGATTGTATTGTTTTCAAATCAAATCATGGATCCACAATGGGAATGGCCATTAAGTTATTTGTCATTTAATTCATATATTGATAACAAATATGGATATAACGATGGTTTGGGTACATGGAGTGTTTTTGACCCATACTCCACAACATATGAATTGCAAAAAATAGTAACACAATATGATGTTACTACACAGACAACAACTGTAAATACTGTTGTAATTGACCAACTAACATATAACAACTTAAATGAATCAACAAATACATATACATTACCAACAGGTAGTGTAACTGTTTCGGTTACTAAAAAAATTCTATCTTATTATGATTGGGAATTACAAACAAACGAATCTAAAAGAACAATCAATCTTTTAAATGAAAGATATGTAACCGAATTGGAAAAACAATTTAAAAATCTTATGAAATAATTATGGAACAAAATCAAACAAGTGGCCCAATTGAATCTCCTGGTGTATATTACCCACAAGATTTCTCATTAAAGACGTTAAATTTTTTAACCTCAAACGGTCAAAAAATTGACATGAGAAAAATTATGGTAGATATGTCCTATTATGAGGACATTTATACTTTTGCGGCTTCCGGATACATTTCAATTGTTGATGCACAAGGTTTCATTGAATTATTGCAATTAACTGGTAATGAATTTGTTGAAATAGATTTTGGTAAAATCAAAGATGGGCCAAATCAAACTGTACAGAGATTCAGAGTATATAAACTAGGCAATAGAAAACCATCAGGAAACAACAACTCTGAACCATATACATTGTATTTCTGTTCCGAAGAATTGATGTTATCTGAACAAACAAAGTTAAGCAAATCATATGTTGGACAAAAGATATCAGATATTGTTAATGATATATTGGTTGAAAAACTAAAAGTTAATACTAAAAATATTGAAACTATTGAAGAAACAACTGGAATGTATGATTTTATCATACCAAGAATGAAGCCATTTGAGGCAATTAGTTGGGTTTCTACGTATGCCAGACCACAAAGATATGGCAGTACGGCTGATATGTTGTTCTTTGAAACTAAAAATGGTTTCAATTTCAGGTCATTACAATCCATGTACAAAGATGACATATATACAACTTATAGGTATGAACCAAAAAATATAAGCCAAGACAATCAAAGTTTACAAGATAAAACTACTCAAGTTTTAGAATATGAGTTCAATAAAGTCTATGACATGATGCATGATATATCTTCCGGAACTTTTTCAAATCGTTTGATATCAATTGATCCTACCACAAGGTCATACAATGTTACAGATTTTGATTATAATAAAAGTAAAAGTGATAAATTAAATCCTTCAGGTATATTGAATGATTTGAAAAATAGAATGTCTAATATCTATATAGGTCAAACCTATACTGGAGAAGCTATTTATGCCAAAGACCT